ATTCTATTATGATTCTACTAATAGAATACCTCAGTTTAGTGGCAACTTATATCATGATTCTACCAATCCTTCTGATAATCAAGGAGTGTCTTGGTTAGATGTAAAACCTGCTGTTAAATGCTTAAACATAGTAGAAGCAATAGAAGATAGATATAACATAACATTCACTAGAGATTTCTTTGGTACTGCTCCGTTTTCTAACTTATACTTATGGTTAAGCAGAAACAAAGGAAAAATAGGAGGAGATGATGATATATTAAAAACAAGACTTATAGGGGATTGGACTTATACAGGAACAGGAAGTAATCCTTTTAATGTATCAGGAAATTTAATTACATTTTCTGTTGTTAAGAACACAAACTCATTTACTGTTGAATTAGACATAACACCTACAGACACTGGAAGATATACTTTAAAACTCGTGGACATAGAAAATGATGTTACTTTAATAGAGGAAGATAATTTGCAGGGAGATACTAGTATATCTGAAGCATTCTTAAACACAGGAAGTCATCAATTAAGATTTATATTAGAGTCTACTGAATCTATATCTTTTGATGCTGATTTAACTGTTGAAGAGGTTTTATTTACTATACCAACGCAAGTAACAACAGCAAACTATGAAGCTAATGGTATATCAACTACTGAAGAAATAATTATTACAGATAATGTGCCAGAAATAAAAAATATAGATTTTTTTACTGGTATATTTAAAATGTTTAATCTAACAGCATATTATATTGATGACGTAGCAGACTCTGACTTTGGGAAAATATATGTAGATACTTTAGATAACTATTACGCTGATGCAATAAACAATCCTTCTTCTGGTAGTTATAATATCAGTAATATGGTAGATATATCAAATACTAATGTAGACGCTCCTGTTAATTATAGTGGGGTTGATTTTAAATATCAAGAGCCTAGCACATTATTGGCTATAAATCACAAAGAACAATTTAATGATGTGTTCGGAGATGAGAGAGTTAGAGCTAGTATAGATAAAGCTGAAATATATTCTGTAGAGACACCATTTGAACATATGAAATTTGAAAGGTTATTTGACGACAATAAGTCTAGTAGCAGTCCTTATCATACTGGAGCAAATGATACTTACTTAACAGATATACTTTGGGGATATTCTGCTGATGGTGAATTTAGTGGTGATTATGTTATTAAGGTTCAAGGGTCTGCAACCAATACTTTATCCAATAAACTAAAAGATACTTCTGAGGATTTCACTAAGAAAAATTTAGCAGTAGGAGATATAATAAGAAATTTAACAAATAATAAATCTGCATTAATAACAGCCTTAGACAGTGCAGATACTTTGTCTGTTTCTAACAATGTGTTTTCTTCAGGAGACAATTACATGATACTTGAAGATTATACACAAGGAAACTATGAACCTACTTTAACTAAACCCTTAATATTTTATGGAATAAGAGAATCACAGCCTACTGAAGACAAGGCTATAAATTGGATTAGTGGAGGACAAGACTATTTATCTTTTTACTTTAGACCATCTAACACAAATGAAGACGGAACTTCTTCTACTGCTCCATCTCATACAATTAATTTTGATAATGAGGTAGATGAATGGAATCTAAAAGACTATGGAGGTGATACAAATTCTTTATTTAAGAAGTTTTACAAGGAATATATAGAGGATATATTTGACCCTAAAAAAAGAATGTATAAAGTAAAAGCATACTTAACGACAGAGGTTTTTCTTAATATGAGATTAAATGATAGATTTATTATTAATAATAGAGTGTTTATAATAAATTCAATAAAGACAAACTTAAAGACTGAATTAAGCGAGATAGAATTATTAAACGTAGTAGATAACGAATTACCATCATGATAAAGAACATAATAGACTTACTAAATTCTTCTGATTGGTATATATATGATGAAGATATAGATATAGCAAAAGGAAAATATAAATCTCCAGAGACTTGGAATGAAATAAAAAAAAGTATAAAACGAAACACATACAACAATGGCTGAAAATATTATAAAAACATTTACTATAAGAGTAGATACGTCTAATGGAAAATTTGAAGTAGATGGACTAACTCAGGGCTTTGTTAAGCAAGAGACTGCATTAAAAAGCTTGAATAAAGAAGTACAAAAACAAAACAAAGAACTAGGTAAGTTAGTTGATAAATCTGGATTAGCAGGTGCTGCTGTTGTTGAAATTGGTAGAACTATATCTGACTCGAACTATGGTATTACTGCGATGGCTAACAACATATCTCAGTTATCTACATTATTAGTTACATTAATTGCTACTACAGGAGGTACTAAAAATGCTTGGGATGCGTTAATGAAAGCTTTTAAAGGACCCCTAGGAATTATTGTTATATTTCAAATTATAGTTGCTCTTATAGAAAGATTTGCAATGAAGCAAAAGGAAGCTAGTAAAGCAGTTGAATATTTCGAAACTAAATTAAAAAGCCAAAACAGAGAACTTGAAGTTTACATAAAAAGGATTAATGATTCAAACACTTCAGACGAAAGAAGAAATGATTTGTTAATGGAAATGGCTACTTTGAACGAAGATTTAAATTTATTATTAAACGATAGAAACGCAAATGAAGAAGAGCTTATAAGAAGAGCAAATGAATATTATGAAATTGCTAAATTAAAAACAGAAGCAGATTTATTAAACAAAATATTACAAGATGAAGTCAGGGAACTTGATGGTGAAAGAATAAAAATACAAAAAGAATTAATAAGATTACAAAGAGAAGAGCAATATCTTTTAGACGACCCTATATTAGACCAGTCTTATCAAGGTAAAGCAAATTTAAGAGATATACAAGCTGATATAATAATACAGCAAGAAAGGTTAAATGTTCTTAATGAAGATAGAAACATAATTGAAGAGGACTTTTTAGCTGTTAGAGAATCTTTAAATGAACTTGAAACAAGGAGAATCGCTAATGCCCCTAAGTCTGTTTCTTTTTATGAAGAACAAATATCATTATTAAAAAAACAAAGAGATGCTACTGCTTTAACTAAAGAAGAATATGATTCTTATACTGGAGCTATTAAACTAAATGAAGATGCAATAAAAAGTATTACTGGAGAAGAAGAGAAAAGTACTAAAAAAAGAAAAGGGTTTGTGTCTAAAAAGTTACTGTTTGATGATGATATATTAAAATCAGAACAGAATGTAACAAAACAAACTATACATGGCAAAGAACAACAATTAAGAGCTGAATCACAATATCAAATTGATTTAGCAAGAATTAAGTTTGAAGAATATGCTGACAGAGAACAGGATAGAGTAGATGCGATAGAAGACCCTAAGCTAAGAGCAAAAGCTCAAGTTAAAGCAGATAAATCTATAGCAGAATCAAGAGATTCTTTGTCTAGGTTTATAATACAAAAATCTGAAGAAACAAGCACTAGAATAAATTTATTAAGGATAAATGATTTACAAAAAGCTAGACTAGCTCAAGCTGATTTTATGGATGCAGAAGCAGAAGCTTTATTATCTTTTAATGCTTTAATGGCAACAAATGAACTAGACAGAATAGCATCTGAAAGATTGTTAAATGATGAAGAACATAAAAATAAACTTGATAAAATAGATGAAGAAATAGCTGCAAGAAAATTAGCCAAGCAGAGTTATGTTGATTTAGAAGAAGAAAAAACAAATGAAGTTAATGAATACGAAAGACAACAAACTAAATTCAAAGAGAAAGAAGAAAAAACAAAACTTGCTATAGCTAACCAAGTAGGTCAAGCTATAATTGGAATAGCAGGAGAAGGTTCTGCTGTAGGTAAAGCAGTTGCAGTTGCTATGGCTATAATGAATACAAAAGAAGCTATTACTGCTGCATTAGGAGCTAAACCTTATGGTCCTTGGAATATTGCACAAGCGGTTGCAGTTGGTGCATTTGGTATGCAACAAGTAAAAGAAATTATGGCTACTAAGTTACCAGTTGGTGCTGATGGTGGTGGGGGAGGTGCAGCTTCAGTTTCTGTAGCAGCTCCAGACTTCAACGTAGTAGGTCAAGGTGCAGGTAGTCAATTAGCTGGTGTAGTTGGTTCTAGGTTTGGTGAACCAATAAAGGCTTATGTATTAAGTTCTGATGTTAGTTCTGCTCAAGAACTAGATAGAAAAATAGACTCAACAGCTACAATAGGATAAATAAAACAAAACTTAAATAATAAAGTTACCATATTATGAAAACAATAGAATTATATATTGATGAAGAAAACGAATTTAGTGGAATAGAAGCTATAAGTGTTGTCGAGAATCCAGCAATAGAAGAAGATTTCATTGCACTAAAGAAACAACAAGTACAACTTGCTGAAGTAGATAAAGAGAAAAGAATCCTTATGGGAGCTGCTCTTGTACCTAATAAAAAGATATACAGAACTAATGGAGAAGATGAATACAATATATTCTTTAGTGAAGATACTGTTAGAAAAGCATCTGAATTATTCTTATCAAGAGGAAAGCAAAACAATTCAACTTTAGAACATGACGTTAAACTCAATGGGTTGTCTGTTGTAGAATCTTGGATTATAGAAGACAAAAAGAAAGATAAGTCTAAAAAGTATGGTTTTGATTTACCAATAGGAACTTGGATGGTTTCTGTAAAAGTAAACAATGATGAAATATGGAATGACTTTGTAAAGGAAGGTAAGGTAAAAGGATTCTCTATAGAAGGTTTCTTTGCTGATAAATTAGATGATAGACCAAGAGAAAGTGTAGAAGAAGACTTTGATGAAATGGAGGCATTATCTAAATTATATGAAATGGAAGAAGCATTCTTAGATTCACAAGAAGTAGAATTAGAATCTTATAATGATTATCCACAAGGTGCAGTAAACAATGCAAAGAGAGCTTTAAAGTATAAAGAAGAAAATGGTAGTTCTTGTGGAACTTCTGTAGGCTGGAGAAGAGCTTCACAGTTAGCTAATAAACAAAAAATAACAAGGTCCACGATTGCTAGAATGGCTAGTTTTAAAAGACACCAACAAAACAAAGATGTTCCTTATACAGAAGGATGTGGTGGTATTATGTGGGATGCTTGGGGGGGTAGTGCTGGTGTTAACTGGGCTATATCTAAACTTAAAAGAATAGACAAGAAGGTAAACAATTCAGTTACTGCATTATACTCTGAAATAATAAATGATGACTATGCTATTATAGATGATAGATTAGCATACTCTTCTGAAGAAAAAGCATTAGAAATGGCTAAAGATTTAGGATGTGAATTAATACACGAGCATGAGTATGAAGGAAAGATGTGGTATATGCCTTGTGAATCACATTCAGTAGAAGCAGGAGCTACTACTAAAAGTCCTTGTTGGGATGGTTATGAGCAAAAAGGTTATCAGATTATAGATGGTAAAAGAAGACCTAATTGTGTTAAAAAGAAATAATGAGAAGAAAGTATAAAAAAACACCAAGCAGAACAAGTCCTAAATCATCAAGAAGAGGTTGTTTGTGTAAAGATGGAACTTACTCAAAGAAATGTTGTGATGGTTCTTTACAGGCTCAAGGTATAGGCAATATAAGTGGAGAAGTTACTGTTGGAGATGAATACTACTATAGAGTACAAAGATGTGGTCATTCTATGCATAAAGAGATTCATTTACACGATACTCAGCTTATAGTAGGTAATGTTTATTACTTAGAGTTTGAAAACTCAGGTCATAGTAATTGTTATACTGTACTTAATGTTGCTTCTAGTGGAGAACACCATATAGAATCAGCTACACTGTATGATGACTGTGACGCTTGTACAGCAGCTAACTAAAAATACAACAAAAATAAAGGCTTGAGGTTATCAAGTTATACTGTTAATTTAAATCAATAATATATGAAAGCTACCGACATCGTAGACAAATTTAAGAAAATCTTACTATCTGAGACTGAAGAAGTCAAAGAGATAGAAGTAAAAGAAGATGTACAATTAGCTGAAGAAGTTATCGAAGAAGTAAAAGATGAAGTTTCTGATGAGATTCCTGTAGAGGAAATTGAAAAAGAAGATTTATACGCTACTAAAGAAGAACTTTCTAAAGCTATTGCTGAAGTAAAAGCAATGTACGACCAATTAATGGAATCAATGAGTGACGAAAAGTCTCCTGAAGTTCCACAAGAATTGAATTCTGAAGAAGTATCAGAAAAAAGTGAAGTGGAATTATCTTCACAGGAATCAGAAGTAGAGCCTATTGCTCATTCTCCTGAGTCCAATGTAGAAAAAAACAATGTTCATTTGTATGGTCAAAAAAGACCTCAAACAATAATGGATAGAGTATTAAACAAAATATCATAATAAAACCAAAACTAAAATAATTAAAAATGGCTACTACAACTTCAATTACAAGTACTTATGCTGGAGAGTTTGCTGGAAAGTATATCTCTGCTGCATTATTATCTGGTTCTACTATAGAAAATGGTGGAATTTCAGTAAAACCTAACGTAAAATTTAAAGAAGTAATCAAGAAAGTCGCTACAAGCGGACTTATTGCTAATGCTTCTTGTGATTTTGCTGACACAGGTTCAGTTACATTAACTGAAAGAATCCTTCAACCAGAAGAGTTCCAAGTTAACATTGAACTATGTAAAAAAGACTTCCGTTCTGACTGGGAAGCTATTCAAATGGGATATTCTGCATTTGATAAATTACCTCCACAATTTAGTGATTTCTTAATCTCTCATGTTGCTGCTAAAGTTGCTGAGAAGACTGAGCAAAATATCTGGAGTGGTGTTAACGCTAACGCTGGTGAATTTGACGGATTCTCTACTTTATTAGCTGCTGATTCTGACGTTATAGATGTAACTGGTTCTGCAATTACTTCTGCTAACGTAATCGCTGAATTAGGTTCTATCGTAGATGCAATTCCTTCTTCTTTATACGGACAAGAAGATATGTATTTATATGTATCACAAAATATCGCTAGAGCTTACGTAAGAAGCTTAGGTGGATTTGGTGCTTCTGGATTAGGTGCTGCTGGTACAAACTCTCAAGGAACTCAATGGTGGAACAACGGTTCATTAAGCTTCGATGGTGTAAAAATCTTTGTTGCTAATGGATTAGCTGATGACACTGCTGTTGCAGCTGAAAAATCTAACCTATACTTTGGAACTGGATTATTATCTGACCACAACGAAGTTAAAGTTATCGATATGGGTGACTTAGATGGTTCTCAAAATGTAAGAGTAATCATGAGGTTTACAAGTGGAGTACAATACGGAATCGGAGGAGATATCGTATACAGAGTAAACGCTTAATAATAATTAAATAAAGGGTGGGTTTAACCACTCACCCTTTTAATACTAACTTTTAAAAAACTAATAATATGTCTTGTAATTTAACACTATATCGTTCAGAGCCTTGCAAGGATAGCGTTGGTGGATTGGATAAAGTTTACTTTGTTAATTATGGCACAATGGGAGATATCACTTATGATTCAACAAATACAGATTCTATAGAAGCTGTTGCTGGTACTCCAAGTGCTTATGAATACGATATTAAAGGAACTTCATCTTTTACACAAAACATTCAATCTAGTAGAGAGAATGGAACAACTGCTTTTGAGCAAGTACTAGAACTTTCTTTACACAAACTAACTGTTGCTGACCACAAGGAATTAAAATTACTTTCTTGGGGAAGACCTCATGTTATCATAAAAGATAATAATGGAAACTATTTCTTGTCTGGATTAGAGCATGGAATGGATGTTTCAGGAGGAACTGTTGTAACAGGTGGTGCTATGGGAGATTTAAGTGGATACACATTAACGTTAACAGGAATGGAAAAGCTTCCTGCTAATTTCTTAGATGCTGACCCAACAACTACTGGGTTTACTGTTGTAAACTCTTAAACATAGTACACTATTAAACATAGTAGATATAAAGGGGCTTTTTGCCCCTTTTTCTATATAAAACAAAATCAATACTTTTCAGTTATCTTATTATGATAAGATTACTTCCAAATACAAATTCTCAGACGATTAACATAATCCCTAGAGACAAAACGTCTTTGTCAAGTATAAATCTTACTATAACACAAGACGGAACTAACAAAAGCGAAACACTAACAAACCTTACAGCTTCTGACAATGGAAACTTTGTTTCTGTATCATTAGCTTCTACTATACTAAAAGATGAAACTGCTTATTACTTACAATTTAGTAAAGGTGGTGATTTATGGTATAGAGATAAGGCTTATGTAACTTCTCAAACAAATGATGAAGTAATACACACATTAAACACGAACAAGTACACTGAATATGGTGCTGGTTCTGAAGACGAATACATAGTAATATAATATGGAAAATAAAAATATTAGAGTAGTCAATTTATCTGGTTATGAAATACCAGAAATAAAAGAAGTCTACGGAAAAGACTGGGTTCAATACGGAGATAACAATGATTACTTTGATGAACTTATAGATAAATACTTAGGAAGTCCTACAAATGCTAGATGTATAAATGGTATTGTAGATATGATTTATGGTAGAGGATTAGAAGCTACAGACAGTGAGATAAAACCTGAGATGTATGCTAAAATGAAAATGCTCTTGAAACAAAGGGATTTAAGACGTGTTGTAAACGATTATAAGATGTTAGGTCAAGCTGCCGTTCAAGTGGTCTATAACAAGCGGAAAACAGCCATTGTGAAGGTGCTACACTTTCCTATGGAGACTCTTAGAGCAGAAAAAGCTAAAAAAGGTCAAATTGAAGCTTATTACTATCATCCTAAGTGGTGTGATATAAAGCCTAGTGACAAACCTAAAAAAATACCTTCTTTTGGTAATGGTTCTAAAAGAGAAGTTATAGAAATATATGTATTTAAACCATATAGGTCAGGATTTTATTACTACTCTCCAGTAGATTATCAATCTTGTTTACAATATGCAGAACTAGAAGAAGAAGTAAGTAATTATCATATAAATAATATAAAGAATGGATTACAACCTTCTTTATTAATAAATTTTAACAATGGAGTACCTAATGAAGAAACTCAAGAGCTTATTGAACATAAAATATATGATAAGTTTAGTGGCTCTTCAAATGCAGGTAAATTCATACTTACTTTTAATGAGTCTACAGAAACTCAAGCAGATTTACAACCTATTCACTTGCCAGATGCTCATGCACAGTATCAGTTCTTGGCTGACGAAAGCAGGGAAAAAATAATGCTTGGTCATGGTATTGTTTCTCCTATATTATTAGGTATAAAAGATAATACAGGGTTTGGAAATAATGCAGAAGAACTTAGGACTGCTTCTATTCTTATGGATAACATAGTAATCAGACCATTTCAACAAAACATTATAGATGGTTTAGACGAAATACTTGCATTTAATAAAATATACTTAAGCTTATACTTTGTAACTCTACAACCAATAGAATTTACAGAATTAGAAAATATTTCTACTAAAGTTAAGAGAGAAGAAGAAACAGGAGAAAAATTAAGTTCACAAGAAGAATTAGATTTATCAGATGAAGGTGCAGAAGACCTATACACTCAATTAGAGGTATTAGGAGAGGTTGTTTCTGATGAATGGGAACTTGTACATAGTGAAGCAGTAAATGATGAGAATGAAGAGTTTGATTTAACTAAACTAAGTGTATCAGAAGATGATGCTAAACCCAATAAGAGGTCAAGTCAAGATAATTCTGGATATAAAATAAGATATTCTTATGGTCCTGTAAGAAATTCAGACAAAAGCAGAGTATTCTGTAAACAAATGGAATCTCTTACAAGTAAAAACTTGGTATTTAGAAAAGAAGACATTACTCTTATGTCTTTTAAAGGACTAAACAGTGAATTAGGACATAACAAGAGTAAATACAACTTGTTTAAGTTCAAAGGAGGTAAAAATTGTCATCATTTCTGGGAAAGAAGAGTATATAAAAAGAAAGTAACACCAAATGCCGAAGTTGAAGCTTCAGATGCTGTACAAGACGGATTTAAGGAACCAAACAATCCTCAAGAAGTCGAAGTTAGACCAGTAGATATGCCAAACAGAGGTGCTTATCCAAAAACTAAATAATTATGGCACAGAAAGCACTCTTTATAACGATAAATGATTTAAAAAGAAAATCTATAATAGATGGAAATGTAGATGCTGATAAACTAATACAGTTTATTGAAGTAGCTCAAGATACACATATTCAAAACTATTTAGGAGGATTACTCTATAAAAAACTACAAGCTTTGATATTAGCAGGTACTATAGATGATGCTGATAATTCTGATTACAAGTTATTACTAGATGATTATGTAAAACCTATGCTTACTTGGTTTACACAAAGTTCCTACCTTCCTTTTGCTATGTATCAGATTAGCAATGGAGGTGTATTTAAACATAGAAGTGAAAACTCAGAAACTATTTCATTAGAAGAAATGAGAATGATGTTGGCTAAAGTTACTGAAACAGCAGAATTTTACACTAGAAGATTTGTTGACTACATGGATTATAATAGCACTTTATATCCAGAATATGTATCTTCTACAAATGGAGATATGTACCCTGATAAAGATGTTAATTTCAATTCTTGGGTACTTTAATGAAGAGTAAAAAAATAAAAACATATAAACCTAAAGAAAGTAATGTGGCTAAGTTAGATACTTTCTTACAAAAATTAAATAAAGATGGCTACACTTTCAGGAAATAAAATAAAAAATACATATCAGTCACTTGTAAAGTTTTCTGATAACGGAAATATAACAGTTGGTGCAAAACAATTAACTGATGGTTTTGGTAATAACTCGCCTATGTTTGTATCTACTACACAAGTAGGAATAGGGGTAACACCAGAATCAGGATTAAACCTTCACGTCTTTGGAGACGCTAAAATAGGTAGTAATCTAACAGTTATTGGAAACTTAGTAGTTGAAGGAAGTACTACAACAGTAGGAACAGATACATTAACAGTTAAAGACCCATTAATTGTATTAGCAAACAATAATACAGCATCAGACGCAGTTGACATAGGTTTTTATGGCAAATATACTCCTTCTGGCACTACACTATACTCAGGACTGTTTAGAGAAGCTCTAACAGGTAAATATAGGTTATTTAAAGGATTAGAAACTGAACCTACTACAACAGTAAATACAAGTGGAACAGGATATGCACAAGCAACCTTAATTGCAAGTTTAGAAGGAAATGTAACAGGTAATCTTACTGGTAATGTTACAGGAGGTACTATTTCAGGTACTACAGGAACTTTTAGTGGTAATGTAGATATAGATGGACAATTAGATGTAGATGATGTAATAAGTGTTGAGGGTTCTGCATTTGGTAGAATAGAAATAGGAGGAGCTTCAGGTGGCTATATAGATTTAAAAGCACCTAACTCTGATGACTATGATTTAAGAATAATTACAAGTTCTGGTGGTAATGAAGTAACTACAGCTACAGGTGACTTAATATTTAATACAGCAGAAACATTAGCTTTAACTCTAGACACTTCACAAGACGCTACATTTGAAGGAGATATAATACTTTCAGGAACAGTTGATGGTAGAGATGTTGCTACAGATGGAGCTAAGCTAGATGGAATAGAATCTGGTGCAACTGCTGACCAAACTGCTGCTGAAATTAAAACTGCTTATGAAAGTAATGCAAATACTAATGCTTTTACCGATGCTGATGAAACTAAGTTAGATGGTATTGAAGCAAGTGCTGATGTAACTGATGCTACTAATGTATTGGCAGCAGGAGCAGTAATGACTACTGGTAACCAATCTATTGGTGGAGTAAAAACATTTAGTGACCAAGTTACAATACCTGCTACTCCAAGTGCAAGTACAGATGCAGCTTCTAAAGGATATGTAGATGCAGCAGTAGAAGGTCAAGATACTTTAGCAGAAATACTTGCAATAGGTAATACTACAGGAGGAACTGATATAGCTATAACATCAGGAGATAAGATAACTAACTTTACATCAACAGGTATTGATGATAACGCAACTTCAGAAGCAATATATATAACATCTGGGGGTAAAATAGGAATAGATGAAGATACTCCATTAGCTAAATTAACAGTAAATCAAGATAGTTTAGTAGATACTGAAGGAATAATGGTACAATCAGGTAATGATGCTGGTAATGGTGGTGTGGCTATATTTAAATCAGCGAATTTAGTTGGTTCTATAAGTGCTTTAGGTAGTAGCTCAAGTTTAACTTTTATGACCAGTGGTGGAACAACTGCTTTAACTTTAGATAGTTCACAAAACGCAACTTTTGCAGGAGATATAACACTTGGAGGAAATATTCTACTTAATGGAGGTGTTTTATATAAAAATTCTGGTTCTATAGAAATTAAAGCTGAAAATATAAGAATTAAAGGAGTAACAACTAATGAAAATTTAGCTGGATTTAATGAAAATGGTTCTGTTCAACTTTATTATGATAATGTAGAAAAACTTGCAACTACAAGTACAGGTATTTCAGTATCAGGTACAAGTTCAACTTTTGCAGGAAATGTAACTTCTACAGGATTAATATTAGCAACAAATTCAGCACCAATTTTAGAGGCTCGTTCTACTTCAGGAACTCAAAACAGTTCTTTAATTCTAACTAACATAGCAACTTTAGTAGGTGCATCAGCAGAAGGATTAAAGTTATATTATTCTGGTTCTACTGGAAATACTTTTTTAGATAGTTATTATTCAACTGGTAGTATTAATTTTAGAACAAAAGTATCAGGCACACCAATTACAGGACTTTCTATATCAGCAGATGGAAACTCAACTTTTGCAGGAAATGTAGAAATTGGAAATACTGTAGCATCAAGTATGGATGCAGGTGCTAATAATTTAGTTGTTGGTAGTGGCAGCGGTACTGAAGGTATGACTATATATTCAGGAACAAGTAATTCTGGCGTTATTTATTTTGCTGATGGTGTAAGCGGGGATGATAGATTTAGAGGACAAATAGGATATTCACATAGCGATAATTCATTTAGTTTTAGAACTAATGCTTCATCAAGTCCAAATATGGTTATAGACAGTTCTGGAAACGTAGGAATAGGAATTAATGACCCTCTTTCTAAATTACATATTTCTGGTCAAAGTGGTACAACTGGTTTACCTTCTTTATTATTATACGGAGAAAGCCCATCAACAGGACAAAGATATGGTTTTAATGTTAGTGCAGACCAATTAGATATATCTGCTTTAGGTACAAATGCAAGAATTGGATTTTTTACTGGTGGTAATGCAAGTTCTATAACAGAAAGAATGCGTATAGATTCATCTGGAAACGTAGGAATAGGAACTGATTCGCCTTCATCAGATATTAGTGGTTCTGTTACTATGTTAGAAATAAATGATGCAACTAATAATAATTTAGCTTCATTGGCATTAAAAGCAGGTACTCAAGGTAGTAAATGGGAAATAGCAGCTCAAAGTTCAAATGCTTTAGGATTTTTTGATGATGGCACAGAAAGAATGCGTATAGACAGTTCTGGAGTAGTTTCTATTACAAACTCTAATAACGGAATTAATGCTTATGTTGAAAATGATGTACATAATGCAATATTTCAAATAAAAGCATCTGCAACAGATAAAAATTCAATTTTATGGTTTGGTGATTCAACTAATAACCAAATTGGTCAAATTGATTATGACCACGCTGATAATTCAATGAGATTTTTAACGGC